TTCTCAAAGTTCTTAGCAACTTGTAATGAATTATCTTCAACAGTTAATCTCATCTAATTAGTTTAAGTCTATGATAAGGTGCTTTTTCTGCATTGATAATTGTATTAGAATCATCAGCATCATACTCAACACCATCTCTTAAAATAGATTCAAATTCATCAGCATACATTTGTTGATAATGTTTCATCATAACTTGGAATCTATCAGGGTTATCATTTGAATTAAATTTAGTTAATTGTGGACAAGCATAAGAACCAATTACTTTATAAACACTTGCTCTTTTAAATTGTGCATCAGTTAATAATGTTGCGTCCATTTCAGTTGTGTTTAGTATTGAAATATCTCTATAAGTTTCTTTTGAATAAATAGGAAACCATCTTATTCTTAAATCTCGTTCTATATCTGCTCTTGCTTGTGCGTGGTAATCATTTGGTGAAGTAAAGTTTGCAATACCAAACGTTAAAATATCTGGTTGGTAAAAAGTTAAATCTGCATCTACTGTAAAATTTGCCATAGTAATATTTGGTTGATGGGGCTTTTACACCCCACCAAGTTAAACTAATTAAAGAGCAGTATCAGTTTTTACAGATACTCCGTAAGTGTCTTTTAATACACCTACTCCGTATGTAATTGATGCTACAATTTCAGTTCCTCTTAGAGATGCGTCTCTTTGAGTTTCTACTTTGAAATCTTCTTTTAATGCTAATCCGATTGACATTGGGTGAAATACTGCACCGAATGAATCATCATAAGCATCAATAGCGATATTTGCGTTTTCAAAAATATCAATACCAGCAAGTCTGCCGATATATCCATTTAATAAAGCTTCATTTCCAACATCAGAAATAGCACCACCAGTAGCGTTAGCATAAGCTGGTTGTGTTAAAGTTTTCTTTAAATTGAAAGTCGCTTTTGGGTGAAACACAGCATAGTAAGGTGCAGGTACGTTTGCACTTCTTAAAATAGCTTGTGCTTTGAAAAGCAAGTCTGCTGTTAGTTCTGTTCCAGCACCACCTTGATCTGATGCAGATGCGAAATCATCTAGTAAACCAGCTAAATCAGTATCTACTTTTTTAGCGATTGCTTCACCGAATAATTTACCTATGTCAGCACCAACATTACGACTAGCTGAATCTCTAGCTAAGTCAGTAAGAGTTGTCATAACACCAATTTCTGAAGCTGTGATAGTTACAGATGTTGGGTTTACTGCTGTGTTTGTTAAATCAGTAGCTTCATTAACTGCTGATGCTGTGATAGCTGGGTACACAGGAACTTCTACTGTTTTTCCTGAACCAACTATTGGGTATAGTGTTACAAGAGGTCTCATTACAGATGTTTCTTGAAATGTAAAGATTGCTTCTTGTGTTATATTTGTAAAAAGTTCACTTAATGTTGAACTTGTTGTTTCGTTTGCCATGTTTTTATTTTAGTTGTTGTTAGTTGTTAGTTTCATTTTAAAATTACCCTGAGTTCTTTGTTTCCTCATGTCAGAATAAATTTTTCTGTCAGTTGGATTACTTAAATCAAGATCACCGATTTTTAATTGCTTAGGAGAAGCACCACCAACTTGACTTCTGCTTCCTGCACCACTAGGTGATGAAGAAACATGATGTGGGTTGTTTTTTAAATATTCGCTAACTAAATCATTTACTGACATAGGTTCGCCTTTATCTGAATATCTTGGAGTTCCATCTTCGTTTATAACTTCAACAGAACCTTGCTCGTTAAGTCTAACATTTGATCTTAGTAGTTGTTTAACTTCTGCTGGTTTAACAGCTTTCATTCCACTAGCTACATTGACTAAAGTTTCGTCTATACGAATCCTTTTTAATTCAGTCTCCAACGATTGAATTTTTGAATCCTTTTTTGATACTGTCTCCTTCAGAACTTTATCAAACTCGCCACGTTGTTTAGCGATTTCTAGTTCTTTAAGTTTCTTTTCTTCAATTAACTTTTTAGCTTCTTCAATGTCTATGCCATCAAGTTTATTTGATACAGATTTTTTATATCTGTCTAATCTTCTTTGAACTATATTTTCTAACTGCTCGGCAGTAAAAACTTTATTCTCAGTTGATTCAGAAACTTCATTTACTCCAGTATTTGTTTGAGTTACTGTTTTCTCAACCGACTCTACTTTTACTTGGTCGTTCATTGTTTGTTCTCCTTCTATATTGTTATTGTTATCAATTATCAAGATAATTGTAAAAATGCAACAGTATGTTGCTAAAATGTTCTATTCTAATGTGTATTCAAAAGTACCATCTTCATTTACAGTACCCCAATCTGTGCTTGTTGGTTGCCAATGATGTCTGCAATTATATCCACCTCTATCTAAGAATGGGTCGCTACCAGATTTTCCTTGCCACTCAGTTTGCCATAATGCTCTTGCTTCTTCTTCAGTAAATACTTTGTTTGCGTGTTCAACACAAAAATCTCTACTATCTCTAATAATAGAACCATAATAAATAAAAGAAGTTAATCCTAATTCATCTGCTCTAAACTTTGCAAACTGTCCATCAAATCCCATTAAAGCATCTTGAACTATTTGTCCTGAGTAAGCTGATAAGTTATCTCCAGTTACAGTAGAACCATAAGTTTGTTTAAGTTCATCTACTGCTGTTTTAAAATCTTCTGTATTTGTTTTACCAGCTATCTTTTGTTTCTGAATAAAGTCCACAAGTTGTTGTTGCTTAACTGTATCTGCTTGTTGGTAGATTCCATTAATCTTATCTCTAATAGTTTGTACTACTTCTGCAAAAGGTTTACCTACTAATGTACTTTGGAATACTTCTTGTGCTAATGTATTTGTAAATTCAGTTGCAAGATTTTGGAATTGAGTAAATGCAATCTTCTTTAATTGTTGAATGGTAACTAAATCGGCTTCTGTTATTTGTTTAAACTCAATAGGAATAGGAAGGTTACCATAAGTTGCTACAATAGTTCCTGCAATCTTATCATAATCATTTATTAATGTTTGTACTTTAGCTAAGTAAAGTTCTTCTATTGCTTGTTGTAGTTTTGGTCTTATCTCAATGGCAAGTCTTGTGCTAAATAAAGCACCATCTTTAATAGGAAGTTCTGATACTTGTTGGATAACTCTTTGCTCTAATGTTCTAAGAGTATCGTTTAATAATTTTTGATGTTGTGCTTGTAAAGAATCTACTGCTTTTTCTCTTATGCTTTGAAGTTGCTGTAATAAATCTTGTGCCACATTAAACTGTTGGTAATGTTATAGGTTGTTGTGGGAAGTCTCCTAGTGCTACTGTATTCCCATCTATTTCTTGATCTATTGTTGTAAGCATTTCATCATCTTCAATTACAGTTCTTGCAATTTGTTTATCTAGTTCTTTTGTAAATGTACTTGATTTAATATTAGAAGCTTTTGCAGATTGTAATAATTCTAAATCAGTTGCCCAATCTCTAATATCAAAAGTTGTAGGATATTCTATTGTTCCGTCAAATACTGTTTCTTGCCATAAAGCAAATAGTCTCCAAATTTGTTCTTCTGCTAATTCCATTAACTTTGCTTTAGATGCTAGTCTTGCATTTAATAATTGAAATTCAGTTCTTAGTGCAATACCAGATTGTACTCTTTCACCAGTTGCTCTTATAGCCCCAACATGAGAGATTCTATTTATTGCTTCTACTTTGTGTGCAATAGATTTTAATACTCCATCTAAATTACTTCCACTTGGTTGTAACATATAAGGTTTTAAGTTTGCATCTATGTTATCAGGAATTTCTATAATAGAACCTGCACCACCGACAGCTTCAGTATCTCTTGTCTTAACTAATGATGGGTGATTTGATATTCTAATAATTTGTTCAATCTCAGATAGTTCATTGTAAATAGATTTTTGTAAATCAGCTATGTCAGTTAAATCAGAAACTCCTAAACCTCGCATTGGTGATCTTTGATTGTAAAGAATTACACAAGGAATCTTGCCAATAGGATTAGGTAAAGATTCTATTAATCTTGGTTCATCTCTATTGCCAGTCATTAATTCTACTGTATCTATTCTGTCCTCGTACCAAAGTTTATAAACTTCTCTAGTGCTTTCAATAGACTCTCTAATTTTTACATAATCTAAATAGTAATAACCATTTGGTGATCTAGTATAGTTCCAGTCTAATACGTTCTCAGGAGTATATACGTTTATATATGGTCTAATGTTTTGTTCTAATTCTTCTCCACGAGTCATTACATTCGTAGATGGTTTGTCCACGATAATCCAACAATGTCCATAAACAGAAGCATAGTTTTGTACTTCTCTCATTAGAGCATCAAATGTTCTGCCTTCGTAATCTGAATCTTCTAAAAATTGATCTACTGATGGGTCGTCTGATAATGTTCCAAGTTCTCTAGTTGGTAATACTCTAAATAGAAATGATGAATAAATATCTATTACGTTTCTTGCGTGGTTATCTAATGGAGTATAGCTAAGTCTTTTAAAATATTCTGATTCTAATTCTAGTTGGTAATTTTGTAGGAACTTTCCATCTTGATATTCTTTGCCACCTAAATATGATCTGATGTAATATTCCCATCTTGGCATTTGCCCTTTGTATTGAATATGTTGTGCTTCTATTTGTTCTCTTGTATATGCCATTATGAAAATCTTTTAGGTTGTGATTTAGGTAAGTTTGAAGTGATTGGAAATAAATATTCTATTGCGTAACCAAGTGCGTCAGTCATGTGATCGTAACCATTATTTTTCTCAGGTTGATTTGTTCCTTCTTTATACACTTGTTTCATCAAAGAATTTATTAAAGTTTTACAAGAAGGATTAATGAAAATACTTCTCTTACCATCAAATGACTTTAGTTTACTGTTTACAGCATTGACTCTATCTCTAACTAAAGCATGAGTGGATTTACATTTAACATTAAAACCTGCATTTTGCAATATAGTTAAATCTGTTCTGCCACCTGCTGATGTCTTACGTTGTCTTGATGCTGGGTCAGGGTAAGCTATTATCTTTGTCTTGTCATACCTAGATAATAATTCATCAACTAACTCATCAGTATTAGAACTGTAAATAACTATCTCATCAAAGAAATAACTAACTCCGTTCTTAATATGAAATAGACAAGCTGATAGTGGGTCAATGTTAAAATCTATTCCAATATGAATCATAAGTTTAGGGTCGTACTTACATTCTTGCACATTTAATTGGCGATCAAAGTTATAGTAAACAACTCCTGAGTAGGTTTCAAATGATGCTAAATATTCTTGTCTAAATGTTCTCTCGTCTAAATCTTTCATGGCTTGTTCAATCTCGTCTTTATCAACTTGACCACCATCTAATGTTGTAAACTTAAATGACTTCCACTCAGGGTCATCACCTAATCCCTTTTGATATATCTCATAAGACCAGTTACCAAATCCTCTAGGTGTTCCTATAAATAATACATTACCAGTAACGTGCTTATCTGAGATTG